ATATTCACTTGAAATGTACCTTGAGAATGTTTCAGGTATGGATGGTGAAGGAGATTTCATTTCTAAATTTGGTTTAGAGATTAGAGATGAACTTAGTTTACTAGTATCACGCCGTAGATTTAAATATGCAACTGGTGCATCAAATCTTATTCGTCCAAGAGAAGGCGATTTAGTTTATATTCCATTGATTCAAAACTTTTTTGAAATTACATTTGTAGAACATGAGAATGACCAAGCAATGTTTTATACATTGGGTAGAGGTCGAGGTGGAAATGTATATGTTTATGCATTAAAAATGAAACAGTTTGTGTTCTCAGAAGAAGTTATTAATACAGGTATTGAAGAAATTGATGAACAGATTCGTGATTCATATGCAAGAACACAACTTACATTAGCCGCAGGCGGTTCAGGTACATTTGTAGCAGANGAAATTGCTTATCAGGGAACAACTTTGGCAAATGCAACATTCCAATCAGTTGTTTATGATTTCACAACTGCAACAAGAAAATTGAATGTTATTCGTACAATAGGAACTTTTGCAAACAATACATTAACAAAAGGTGCAACAAGTGGTGCATCTTGGACTTCATTTGGTACTGCAAACACATCATACAATGACAATACTGCGTTTGAAGATATTATAGGCAATTCTTTAATTGAAGGTGAANCAGATTCTATAATTGATTTTAGTGAAACTAATCCTTTTGGTGAGGCTTAAAAATGCTTGGTAATGCTAACTTTTATAATAGAACAATACGCAAAATTGTTGTTGCGTTTGGCACAGTTTTCAATGACATTTATGTGGTTCGATATACCAAAGATGGTGTAACTGCAAAAGAAACTATAAAAGTTCCTTTGAATTGGGGTGCAAAAGAAAAATACATAACTCGTATTACATCTGACCCATCATTAACAAAATCAATTGCAACAACTGTTCCTAGAATTTCATTTGAAATGACAGGAATGAGTTATGATTCAAGTAGAAAATTACCCACTACAGTTCGTAATTTTTCTGCAAATAATGCAACAACTATACATGCACAATATGTTCCTGTGCCTTACAATTTTGATTTTTCATTATCAATCTATGTAAGAAACACAGAAGATGGCACACAGATACTAGAACAAATTTTGCCATTTTTTACGCCAGATTTTAGTGTGACTGTTGATTTTATTCCTTTGATGGATCCAAAATATGATATGCCTATTATTCTGAATTCAGTTTCAAATGAAACCACTTATGAAGGCGACATGATGGAAACTCGCATGATTATTTGGAATTTAGAATTTACTGCGAAAAGTCATATTTGGCCTCCAGTTAAAATTGATAAAGTTATTACTATTGCTAACACAAACCTATACATTCAACCAAATAGTTTACTTGAACAACAAGTCTTTGTAGATTTTGCAAATGGTGTTGGACGATTCTCTGATTCAGAAACAATTAGAGTTACTGATAGAGATGTATATGGTACAGTTTCATATTTTAGTAATGTAAATAATGGTATATTAATAGTTGAATCATTGAATGATTATTTGGCTGTTGGTGATGTTGTTCGTGGTGATTTTACTGGCGCAACATACACAATTAAAACTGCCGACCAAACACCATTAAAATCAACAACAATAACAACAAGACCTAAACCATTGAATGCCGAACCAGATGATGAGTTTGGATTTTCAGAAACAATAACTACTGGTCGTACATTTTAATGCATAAATTGAATCAAACATTATCAGAGGTTCTTGATGTTGAACCTATTGATTATCAAACAACAGAAATTGTTCAAGTAAAAACACCTGTTGAAGANGATGCTGAATTTGCACGAGCAAATATTCGTGATTTAATTTCAAAAGGTAATAGTGCAATTGATAATCTACTTCAAGTTGCCAATGCATCAGAACATCCAAGAGCATATGAAGTTGCCGCAGGACTTATTAAAAATCTTGGTGACTTAAACAAAGACTTATTAGAGATACAAAAACGCAAAAGAGATTTGGATCCAACTCAATCAAAAAATAATTCAACTACGAATATAGATAAGGCTGTGTTTNTTGGGTCAACAACTGAACTTGTTAAATTTCTAAAGAACAATAAATAGATTACTATGGAACAATTAATTCAACAACTTAAAGTAATTTTAGGTACAAACTTTGCGTTGTATCTGAAGTCGCACAACTATCATTGGAATATTGAGGGTCCTAATTTTCCACAATACCATGATTTCTTAAATGGTTTTTATACTGAAGTATTTGCACAAACTGATTTGATTGCAGAACATGTGAGATATTTGGATTCTTATGTACCAGGTTCTATGGAAAGATTTTTAGAATTGGCAGATATTGAAGAAGCAGTAGATATTATTCCAACCGCAATGGAAATGATGACACAATTAAAATTGGACAATGACCGTTATATCATACACCTTCGGGCAGGTATAGTAGCCGCTGAACAAGCAAATGAGCCTGCTGTATCAAACTTTTTACAAGAACTTCTTGGTGCTCATCAAAAGAAATCTTGGATGTTGAGAAGTATTATTAAATAATATGATAGATGCTGGTGGATATCTTGGAAATTCGAACTTAAAAAAACTTGGTGTAGAAATATCCTACACCGAGGAACAAGTTGCGGAAATTATAAAGTGTACTGAAAACCCGGTGTATTTTATTAGAACCTATGTTAAAATTGTTAACGTAGACCGAGGACTTATTAACTTTGAAATGTGGCCGTTCCAAGAAGACATGGTCAGAACATTTCACAACAATCGTTTCTGTATTGCAAAGATGCCTCGTCAAGTTGGTAAAACAACTACGACTGTGGGTTATATGCTTTGGTCAGTTTTATTCCAAGATGACTACAGTATTGCTATTCTTGCAAACAAAGGTGCTCTTGCTCGTGACATTCTAGGTCGTATTCAATATGCCTATGAGTATTTACCAATATGGTTGCAACAAGGTATCATTACTTGGAACAAAGGTAATATTGAGTTAGAGAACAAATCTAAGATAGCCGCATATGCAACATCAGCATCTGGTGTTCGTGGTGGTACATACAACTTAATTTTCTTGGATGAATTTGCTTTCGTTCCTAAAAACATGGCAGACGATTTCTTTACTTCAACATACCCTGTTATATCATCTGGTAAAACTACAAAAGTTATTATTGTATCAACACCTTGTGGATTAAATCATTTCTATAAGATGTGGGTTGATGCAATAGAAGGACGATCCACATACAAATCACTTGAGGTTCATTGGTCTCAAGTACCAGGTCGTGATGCGGCTTGGAAAAGCGAAACAATACGAAACACTTCCGAAGAACAATTCAGACAAGAATTTGAAACCGAGTTTATCGGCTCATCGGCAACATTGATATCTGGTGTAAAACTGAGAAGTCTTGCATTTCATAACCCACTATCCTCAATTGAAGGTTTTGATATATATGAGGAACCTGTTAAAGACCGACTTTATATTACGACAGTAGACTGTTCAGAAGGTGTGAACTTAGACTATTCAACTATTAATGTGCTTGATGTATCTCAAACACCTTATAAACAAGTCGCTAAATACCGTAATAATAAATTACCTTTATTGTTTTTTCCAACTGTAATCTATTCGATTGCAAAGAAATACAATGAAGCATATGTTTTGATTGAAACAAACAATATTGGCCAACAAGTGGTTGATATTTTACACTATGATTTAGAATACGAAAACATTTACAAACTAGAACACCATCACATAAAAGGTCAGAGTATTTCTGGAGGATTCAAAAGGTCTGCATCTTTTGGCTTAAAAACAACAAAATCAGTTAAGAAAATTGGTTGTGCCAACTTAAAAACATTAGTTGAAAACGACAAATTAATTGTCAACGATTTTGATACAATTGCCGAGATGAATACTTTTGTCCGAGTCCGTGACAGTTATGCTGCGGAAGAAGGAAACAATGATGATTTGGTGATGGGTCTAGTTATTTTTGCATGGTTGACGGCACAAACATTCTTCAAAGACAGTACTAATATTGACATAAGAAAATTAATGTTGGCAGAACAAAATATGTTAGTTGACGAAGATTTAGCTCCAGTAGGCATATTTGATAATGGCCTCAAAGAGGAAATTACCATTGATAGTACTAATGGAGATGTTTGGTCAGAAAGAGGTTATACCTCTTCTGCAACTTTCTAAAAAACTAAATAGACAATACAAGAAAAATTGACTCACAACTAAAGGAGAAATCCAATGGCATTTCAGCTATCACCTGGG